TAATTAATAATTGTAAAAAATTTAGGTTGCCAAAAACCTGACTTTACAATTGTTACATATTCTTCATCAATATATTCTGTAATTTCACGGAACCAATTAATCTTAGCATTTGCTGGGCAAATAACCAATATTTTTTCTGCTCCTGATAATAAAGCGGCCGCAATAGCCGATTTAGTTTTACCTAACCCCATATCGTCAGATAAAATGGATTTATCTTTTTTTAATAAAAACTTAACAGCATTTTCTTGGTGTGGGAATAAACTTCTATTCTTTTTGTTTATTTTATTAACTGAATCGAAATTAACTTCTAAATCTTCATAAGGTTCATAAAACATATCGGTTAAAATTTGTGTTTTAGGTATGTAAAATAAAATAGATTCTTTTTGGTTCTTATAAAGTTTACCTTTTACGTGATAAGATTTTTCACTGTCAGCTAACAAAGTTTCCACAAACACACGTTCAGGAATATTTTTTAATTCATATTTTTCTTTTAACTGTTCACCCAAATAAGGTGTAATATCAACAACTTTATTAATTGTTGTTGGTTCCCTATCAAAATTATCCGTAATGTATTGAATCTGATTAGGTGTAAGCACAAAGAAACCTTCACGTTCTAATTTATTTTTTATTTTTAGAATATGTTCATTGGTTCCGTTGTAAGAACGAATTTTTTCTAAAGTATTTCGGTTCTTTAATTTGGTTAAATCCACCATGACGAAATAAATATAATATCTAACTGTGTAAAATAAAGAAAATAGAAATTATTGAAATATTTATTAGAATAAAACTTTGTTATGGCTAAGAAAAAATTCCCGATAAACAGAATTGGAAAATTCTACGATGAGATAGACTTTGGTATTGAAAATGAAATGGCCCGTGAATATGTGGAGGGTGATTTAAATTTTGTTATAGTTCTTTTTCAAGTCGATAGAACAGAGACTCAAGTAGACGATGTTTACGGTGAGGCAAAATCAGGTGAAATTAGGTTTAAGGCACCAAAGGAGTTACGTGTTAAATTGGCTTTAGATGTTGCCGAAAACAAATCGTATTCTGGTGGTATGAATAGAATATTGGATTATGGTCAGTTAACATTTCACATATTCCAAGACCAATTAATTGAAATGAGTTGTGATATATCTTATGGTGATTATATTGGTTACTCAGATAGAGAAGATAATATAAAATATTTTACAGTAACAAATGATGGTAAAATATTTTCAGATAACGCACATACAAGAATTGGTTATAAAGGTTACTACAGAACCATAACTTGTGTAACAGCAGACTCAAATGAGTTTTTACCAAATTATTAATTAAATTATGATAGTTGGTTATAATAGAACAATTGATATTTATTAATAAATGGCATTACCTAAAAAAATAAAAAAAGATATAAATTTACTAACACCTAAACCAGGTATAAATCCTTATTTAGGTGGTGGTGAACAATTTATTGAGCAAAATCCCGCAAATTTACCTCGTGGTGTTGATTTTGCCGATTTAGATAATGGTTTTGTTGATTGGGTTGGTAAAGATTTAAATGTAGTAGTTGAGGGTGATTTAGTTCCAGTTTCATTTTTAACGGCTCAAAGATGGTCTGAATTTACAAGAACTTGGCAAAATTCCGATAAATATAAAAACATTAAAATACCTTTTATATCTGTTGTTAGAAATCCAGATGTACAAAAAGGCACAAATCCCGAAGATTTTAATATACCTTTAAAAGATTATCGTATACCTTACATGACAGTACCGACATGGGACGGCAGTAAAAAGGGTGCCGACGTTTATTTAATTCCACAACCTGTAAAGGTTGATGTTACATATACTTTAAGGTTTTTTACTTATAGAATGAGTGAGTTAAATGTTTTAAACCAAAAAGTTTTATCGACATTCGCTGCCGCACAATCTTATGTTAATATTAAAGGTCATTATTTTCCAATAATGTTAGAAAGTATTGGTGATGAATCCACAGTTGATGATTTGGATGGTAAAAGGTATTATGTTCAAACATATGAATTAAGAATGATGGCTTATATCTTAGATGAAGAAAAGTTTGAAATTAGACCTGGGTTAGAACGAGCTATTCTTTCTTATGAAGTTGAATCCAAGAGACCTAAAGTTGTAACTAAGTTTATTAAAGATGAAAGTCAAAATGATAAAACAATAAATTTAATTATACAGTTTTTAGTTGGTTCACCCACAACTGTAACTTTTGTTGCCGATTCTTTAGCCAATTTTGTTTCAATTGATGTGTCTAATGTTTCAAATATTACTATTTATGTTAATAACACACCAGTAACATTACCTTTCTTTTTAAATTTAGATGATGTTGTCGGTATTAGTATTGTTAGAAATAACTCAGCAGAAATGTCTGAGATAATATTAAGAGGAACTGTACCATTATGATGAACATGTCCAATTTTTGTGGTGGGGGTGATATAACCAAAATTTATATTGTGGGTGCCGGTGGCACTGGTTCCACAACAAATACTGATATTTATGTCACAGGTTTTACTTATGATAACAGTATTTTAACAATAAGTCAAAACGGTGGACAACCAAATTTAAATGTTATTTTACCAACATTTATTACTGGTAGCACTGATTATTATGTAACTGGTGGTACGTATTCTAATGGTGTTTTAACTTTAAATAGACAAAATGGTTCTTTAACTATAACAGGTTTTACTATATCATTTACAGGAAACACTTCAGGTGATTGTATTACAGACTTATTTGTTAGTAATGTTAATTCTTGTTCACCATTACATATTCAACCAATAAATAATGGAGATGTTTATATTTCTGAAAGTGGTGGTAATGTAGGTATTGGGACTACAAATCCGTTATCAACATTAGATGTTAATGGTAAAATTACTACCACTAATTTCCAAATGACCTCTGGGTCTACTTATGGGTATGTATTAACTTCTGATGTAAGTGGTAACGCATACTGGGCTCCTCCTTTTTCTGGTACTAGTGTCGATACTTACGTAACTGGATTTACGTATGATGGTTCTAATAATTTAACTATATCTCAAAATCAAGGTCAAACAAATTTAAGTGTTAATATATCTACAATAACAGGTCTAACCTCAACGGGTAATATTTATTATTCTTTTGGATCTGGTTGGACTCAAAATCAAACCGTTGATTATATTTCGGCAGCAACGGGTAATATTTTAGTCACAAAAGAGTGGGTAGAAAGTTTGTCCACAGATTTATCTTCTTCTATCGCGGTTAATGTTGCCACAACAGCGGCCTTACCGGCCTCAACTTATAACAACGGTACTAACGGTGTAGGTGCGACACTTACAAGAAACACAAGTGGTACAACTGGTACCATAAATGGTATAACTGTTGAGTTAGGTGATAGAATTTTGGTTAAAAATCAGGTCTCACAAATTCAAAATGGTGTATATCAAGTTACCGTATTAGGTACAGGATCAACAGCTTTTGTTTTAACACGTACAACTGATTCTGACACAACTCTTGAATTTGACCCCCAAATTGTTATAGCAAGTAGAGGTACCCAAGCCGGTTTAAGATTTGCTCAAACAACATCTGACCCGATTGTTGGCACAAGTAATATTGTTTATGTAAATGTTGGTAGTTCTTTTGTGACACAAAGTGCTGCAGGTACTCAAACAAGTGGTAACATCCCTTTTTGGACAAATGTTGCAAGAGACCTTAGTAAAGGATCTAACACCCAACTATTTTGGGATAACGTTAATAAACGATTGGGAGTTGGTATTGGTTCACCTACCGCAAGTTTACACATTAAGGGTTCTGGAACAACTAATGCAACTTATAGTTTAAAAGTTCAAGATAGTTTAAATAGAAATATATTATCAACAAGAAATGATAATTTTGTTCTTGCTGGTGACAATGCAGTTAGTAGTTATTTATGGGTTAGTGGGTTAGGTGGACAATTTGGATTTAGTAATGAAAGTAGTTACCCTAATTTATATTTAAATTCTTCATATAATAATAAATTTTATATTTCAAATGGGGGTAGTGGTGGTAATGCCTTTGCTCAAATTAACACTAATAGTGGTAATTGGTTATTTTCTAGCCCCAATTCAAATGTTTATACCTCCACATTAAGTGATACTAAAGTTACTATTGTTGGTACGGGAACTACTTCTTCTGGATACGGATTAAAAGTTCAAGATAGTAACGGAATAAATACATTAGTTGTAAGAGATGATGGTAATATAGGTATCGGAACTACATTCCCATCAGAAAAATTAGAAGTTAGTGGAAAAACAAAGACTATAACCTTACAAGTTACGTCGGGAGCTACTGCTGGTTATATTTTAACATCTTTAGATTCTAACGGTAACGCTTATTGGGCCCCGTCATTTTATACAACCGCACGTATTACAACATCTGCAGCAACTTTAAATATTGGTACAAATTATTACGGTGTTAATTACAACGGTAATGTAGATATTTCGTTACCAAATCCAAGTGGTTATGATGGATATAATATTAATATTAAAGACGAAAGTGGTAATGCCGGTATTTATAGAATAAGATTAACACCTTTATCAGGGTTAATAGATGGTAACAATTATGTTGATATGAATATAAATTATATGTCACTTCATGTTGTCGCAAGAAATAATAATTGGTGGATAATTTAAATTAAAATATGTCTTATATATACAACAACAAAATAGCTTATTCCGATAGTCCAAATTTAGACGCGTTCGGAAGATTAAGAACTGCCGCGGTGACAAATCTTGTTGACATTAAACACGTCTATGATAAAAATCCACTACAAGTAAATGAAGTTACAGCAGGAACTGCAACATCTATTTTTAATCAAGAATATGCCAGAGTTAGAATGTCAACTTCTGCAAATAATGATTTGGTTATTAGACAAGGTAAAACACACCCAATTTATCAACCAGGGAAAAGCCAATTATTTCAAGCAAGTTTCTCAAATTTTCAATTAGAAACAAACGTTATAAAAAGGGTTGGAGCTTTTACATCAATAACAGGGTCACCATACAATTCGGTTTTTGATGGGTATTTTTTGGAAAGTAATGGAGTTACAAATGAAATTAGTTTTCAGATATGGAGGTCAGGTACAACAGTCTACACCGCATCAACAACCTCATGGAACAGTAATGAATTTGACCCAATAAATTTAGATTGGTCTAACACTAATTTAATGTCGGTTGATTATCAATGGTTAGGTGTTGGTAGAATGAGATTTGCCTTGGATTTAGCGGGACAATTAATTTATTTCACCGAACATAATTGTGCAAATAATGAACCAAATGTTTATATGTCATCTCCCAATCAACCTATAAGGTACGAAATAAGACAAGTTGGGGCTGGTTCTGGATATTTTGATATGTTATGTTCACAAGTGTCTTCAGAAGGTGCATTAAATGGACTTTATTCAACCGTTGGTGTTATAAACTCAACAACCGCAACTTTAGGAACTTCAGGTACAAAATACCCATATATTGGATATAGATTAAAAGAAAGTTATAAATCAGTGACATCACAATATAGTAGTTTAAGTGTTTTAAACACCTCAAATGATAATTACTTAGTGACCATTGAATATAACCCAACATTATCTGCAACCCCAAGTTGGACTGACATACCAAATTCACCATTTCAATACTCGGTATATAATGGGACTGTCACAACAACAATAACATCACCAGGACACATTATGTCATCATTAATTGGTGAAGCTGGAACATCCGCACTTACAACGATTAAAGTGGATGATAATCAAATTAGAGTCGGTTCTAATATTAATGGAACAGTTGATGAAATGTGGGTGTGTATAACACCACTAAGCAACACAGCAACATTTTTGGGAGCTGCTGAAATACTATATTATTTATAAAACGGACAATTATAATTATTACTAGCTGGTAACTAGTTATTCACCGTATATATCTTTTTTAGATTTTGTAACGGTAGGTTTTTCTTTACAACTTTCACGAATTAATTTTTCAACGAAAGAAAACATTTTAAGACCATTTTCTTCACAATAAGTTTTTAACAACTCATGTGTTACGGAAGTTATTTTTATGTTCTTATCTCTTTTCATAGTGTTAGTATTACATAAATATTACACTAGTCATACAAAAGTATTACACTAGTCATACTAATACTTATTTATTCTTTACTTTAAAAAACTTTTGAAAAAACTGACAATATTTATATTAAAAATAACATAAAGAAAAAAAATAATTAAATGGCTTCACAAAAAATATTTGTATCACCAGGTGTCTTTACTTCAGAGAAAGATTTAACCTTTGTAGCACAACAAGTAGGTGTAACAACCTTGGGTTTGGCAGGTGAAACTCTTAAAGGACCCGCTTTCGAACCGATTTTTATCACAAACTATGATGAGTTTTTGACAATATTTGGTGGTTTGAGTCCCGTAAAATTTGGTAACGATAAACCAAAGTATGAATTACCTTACATAGCTAAAAGTTATCTAACTGAATCAAATCAGTTATTTGTAACTAGAACATTAGGTTTAACTGGCTTTGATGCCGGTTCTGGTTGGGCCATAGTTTCAAGAGCAAATTATGATCCTTCAACAATTGTTACTTCAAGTAATAATATCTACAACTGTTTAGGACAAATTTTAACAATATCTTTTACTAGTGTCAGTGGTGGTACTCCTGGTACTTACACAGGTATTACAGCAACTGGTGGTAGTGGTTCCGCAGCCTCTTTCGACGTAACTGTTGATTCTTTTAGTGCTGTTACCGCAGTTACAATTTCTGTAGCAGGTACAGGTTATTTAACTGGAGATACTTTAACAATTTCAGGTTCTTCTATTGGTAACACAACATCAGATTTATTAATCACTGTTACATCAATTGACTGTGTTTCTGGTAGTACTTTAATTGTTGGTACACCTTTTACAGCCTCTTTTACTGGTTCATCTTATTCTAATATTAGTGATGCTAATGCACAGTATTTATACAACTTAGGATTGTTCCCTAATGGACCAACTTTAACTACCGCTTCTATTCCTGGAGTAACAACAACATACCCACAAGGTATTGTTTTTGACAGGACTGTTGGTACTAATTTTACTGGTGTTTCAGCAACAATAACTTTTATATCAGGTGCTTCTTTAAGTGGTATAGTATCGGGTACAGTAGTAACTTACAGTGCTAGTGCTTACACACAATACGAAGGTATGGTATTAGCTGTTTTAAGGTCTAGAGCTAATTACGTAAATGATGTATTATATTGGTCTACTTACCAAGGTGGCGCTACAGGTTTAATTGGTGGATTAACTCCAACTTTAACTAATCCTTTAGCTCAATTTAGTTTATCAGCTTATACAGATATATCTTTATCAGCCGTCTCGGTATACGATGTTTCTTTAGATAGAAATAATAGAAACTACATAACAGGTGTGTTAGGTGAAGATTGTCATGATAGAGGAACTAGAGTTTATGTAGAAGAAATTTATCCTAACATGTTACAAGACTTATTAGACAATGACTATATTCTTGGTTTAAAACAAGAATTAGTTTATATGGATAATATTGAAAACTACAAACAACAATATCAAACACCTGAAACTCCTTGGGTAGTATCTGAACTTCGTGGTAATGAAGTGATTAAATTATTTAAATTTATTTCAATATCTGATGGTACAGCTGCTAACACTGAAATTAAAATTTCAATTCAAAATATTGACCTTGATAACAAGCAATTTGATGTGATAGTTAGACAGTGGAATGATACTGACGCAAATCCTTCAATACTTGAAAGTTACCCTAAATGTAATTTAGATGTTAGTTCTAACAATTACATAGCAAGAAGAATTGGTACTGCCGATGGTGAATTTACATTAAATAGTAGATTTATTATGATGGTTATGAATGAGAACGCACCTACCGACTCTTTCCCGGCCGGTTTTGAAGGTTATATTGTTAGAGATTATTTTGGTAACACTGTTACTTCAGCAACGGATGTTTTATACATACCGCCTTTTATTGACTATAAAACTTCTTACGACCTTACAAATGAAAGACTTAAAAAAGTTTATTTAGGTATTAGTAACACAAAAGGAATCGATTCGGACATGTTCCAATGGAAAGGTTTAACTGAAAACGATACTTATTGGACGGCAACAACTAAAGGTTTCCACATGGATAGTGGAGCAACAATAGCAGGTAACTTCTCTGTTGGTCAATTTGGTTTCACCGATGTATTATCTATTCAAGGTACTACTTATGAAAGTGCGGTAGCTAGAAAGTTTACATTAGTACCTTACTTTGGTTTTGATGGTTGGGATTGTCACAGAAGATCTAGAACTAATACTGATAGATACCGTGTAGGTAAAGCTGGATTTACAGCTGGTTTAGCCAACGGACAATTTATCCAACTTGGGCCTCAAGACGGTACTTCTGACTTGTACGCTTATTTTAACGCTATTAAAACTTTTGCTAATCCTGAGGCTGTTAACATTAACGTGTTAGCAACACCTGGTATTGATTACGGTGATAACGCTTATTTAGTTCAAGAAACTATTGACATGGTTGAAGAACAAAGAGCTGACTCTGTTTATATCTTAACTTCACCAGAGAATGTAACTTATGATACATCTGATGATACAGTTGGTTTTGGATTTAACTCCGTGTCAATTAACGACGCAGAATCTTTAGTTGATTTGTTAGACGCAGCGGACATTGATTCTAACTACACCGCCACATATTGGCCATGGATTCAAGAAAGAGATACTGAAAATAATGTTAACGTTTGGTTACCAGCAACTCTTGAAGTTTGTCGTAACATCGCTTTAACAGATAACGTAGCTTTCCCATGGTACGCAGTGGCTGGTTACACTAGAGGTTTAACAAACGCTCTTCAAGCTCGTATCAAACTTACTGAAGATGATAGAGATACTCTTTACGAAGGACGTGTTAATCCAATGGCAACTTTCACTGATGTTGGTGTTGTAATTTGGGGTAACAAAAACTTACAAGTTAAAGATTCTGTTCTTGACAGACTTAACATTAGAAGATTGTTGTTACAAGCTCGTAAATTAATTACAGCGGTTGGTATTAGATTGTTATTTGAACAAAATGACCAAATCGTAAGAAACCAATTCTTAAACTTAGTTAACCCAATCTTAGATAATATTAGAAAAGAAAGAGGTTTAGCTGATTTTAGAGTTCAGTTATCTAATGACCCTGAAGAAATCGACAGAAATGAAATGAGAGGTAAGATATTCTTAAAACCAATACCTACCTTAGAATACATTATTATCGAGTTCAATGTTACTCCTACAGGAGCATCTTTTGATAATGTTTAATCTTTAAATAATAAATAAAAAGTCCACTTCGGTGGACTTTTTTGTTTTTAATAACTATTTATATATGTAGGAATAACTTATATAAATATTTTACCATGAAAATAGAGTTAACATGTCAATGTTGTAATAAACCTTTTGAAACCGAATTTAAATTTAGAGATAAAAAATTTTGTTCTAGGGATTGTTATTTTGAAGACGTTAGAAACGGTAAGACAAAAATGGGCCGAAAAAAAGATGAAACCATTAGAGAAGTTAGAGAATGTAAAGTTTGTAATAAAGAGTTTGAGGTTAAGAAAAAACACTCCAAAGAAATTTGTTCGGACGAATGTAGATTAGTATGGGGTGAAAAAGATAGTGTTAAAGAAAAAAGATTAAGCTCTATTAAAAAAACTGTACAAGAAAAATATGGTGTTAATCATATTTGGCATATAAAAGATATACATCAAAAAACAATTAATAGTCGGGACATGGGATTGGTTGTTGAAAAGCAGAAGGAAACTGTTCGTAAAAAAACTTTATCAAAATTAATACCAAAATTAGAATCCAATAATTTAAAATTACTCTCTAATTATATGACAAATAAAAATGGTAACACATCACTGTCATATGAATTTGAGTGTTCAGTTTGTGATCATAAATTTACAAGTACTTTATTAGAGTGTGGTATCATACCAAGATGTAGTAAATGTCATCCATCACAGAAAGATTCTAAACCACAGTTATTTATTCAAGAATTTTTAAATCAAAAAAATATAAAATATATCCAAAACAATAGAAAAATTATTTCTCCTTTTGAAATAGATTTTTATTTACCTGATTATAATTTAGGGATAGAAGTTCATGGACTTTATTATCACAGTGAATTAAATGGTAAGGATAAAAATTATCATATTAATAAATCTAAAATGGCAGAAAAAAATAGTGTTAAATTAATTCAAATATTTGAGGACGAAATTTTAAATCAAAAAGAAATTGTTTTATCAAAACTATCTAATGAATTAAAATTAAATACCATTGTTAAAATTGATGCTAGAAAATGTGTTGTTAAAGAAATTACTTCAAAACTTAAAAAACAATTTTTAGATGACAACCATTTACAAGGTGATTGTAAAGATACATTAAGATACGGTTTATTTTATAAAGAAGAACTTGTTTCTATAATCACGTTTGGTAAAAGAAAAATTACGGGTTCAAATAGAGAAACTAATTGGGAATTGATTAGGTTTTGTAATAAAAATTATCATTCCATTAGGGGTGGATTTAATAAACTATTATCACATACTTTAAATAATAATAATATAAAAAATTTTATAACGTATGCTGATTGTAGATGGTCTGGGTTAGATTATACCAAAACTGTTTATTATAAAAATAATTTTAAATTTATAGAAGTTACATCACCTAACTATTGGTATTTTAAACCGTCTTCACAAATAAAAAGATTTTATAGGTTTAACTTTAGAAAATCTAAATTAGTATCCGAAGGTTTTGATTCTAATAAAACAGAGTGGGAGATTATGCAAGAAAGAAATTTTGATAGAATATGGGATTGTGGTAATATGAAATTTTATTATAATGTGTGATATTTATTTATTAAATAAACCTATGTAAAAGTAGGTTCTTTTTCTAAAATAAACATATTTATAATATAAAACTAATCATGTCAAAAATAGTTAAAAAGAAAGACCTTGATGTACTTATCGAAAGTACTTTAGAAAAGGCAGGCATAGTAAAAGAATCTAAATTTGAGAAGGCTTTAGAAAAAATAAAGAAAGATAATGACGGTGAAAAATTACCTAAGCCATCTGAAAAACAAAAATCTAAATTACAACTTTTAAAGTTAAGGTCAGATGAACATTCTGAAGATGAATTAATTTCTAAAATTAAAGAAATTATGAATGAATCTAAATTTAAAGAAGCTTTAGAGACAGTTAAAAAGTCTGGAAAAGAATATCCTAAAAAAGAAGACTTATCAAAAGAACAATCTTCTAAACTACAACTTTTACAATTAAAGGTAAAAAATAACCCAGAAGAATATACTGAAGATGAATTAGTTTCTAAAATTAAAGAAATTATGGAAGAAAATATTTCGTCTAATAAATCTTTAATCAACGAAGAGTTGGCAAGATTCAATAAACTATCAAATTACACATATAAAAAATAAAATAAAAATGGCTAGATATAAAGTAACCAAAGAACAATTAGAAAGAATCGTTGAGAACTTCGTAATGGAGGCTTCAATTGAATCTAAGAAAGCTCCAGTTAAAAACATGATTCCTTCTCAAGGTGCTGAAGCTAAAAAACATGTTAAAAATAAAATGTCAGGTAATATGGTAGATCAATCCGAAGGAATGCCATCAGTTACTCCAATGAAGAAAAAACTTTCTCAAGCAGCTGACGCTAAAAAATACATGTCAAAAGCTGGTATGAAACATACCAACAAAGCTGGTGTTATGAAAGAAGAAGAAATCGAAGAAGGTTTTTTTGGTGAACTAATTGGTACTAAAATGAATGAAAAAAAGGCTACGGAAATTTTTGAAAAAAGATATAACGCTAAAAATAAAAGTGGTGAAAAAAATGTAGATGTTTTAGCCAAAAGATACAATACCGATTTTGAAACAATGAAAAAGGCTTTAATCAAACTTATGATGGATACTGGAGCTGAAGTTATTCAATTTGGTGGGGCTAACGCACCTGAATGGAATTCAGAAGAAAAAGTTTTTATTAAAAAAGGTACTAAACTAGGTGGCCCAGGTGGTCCAGTAGGTGGATAATCTAAACTAAATATTAAATAAAAAACCCTCAGTAAATGAGGGTTTTTTATTTTTATCTATTAAGAGGTTTTTCATTTAAAATACCATCTAAAAGCCAAATATGTGTTTTGTATAATATTTTAGTATGGTTATACATTCTTAAAGAAAAGACTAAACCAACTAAAAGACTAATAATAGATAAGAAAGTTATCAACCCACTAATCAATCCAAGTATTTTTAATATTAAAACACTAGGTATTATAATCATAAGTAAAACGATGAATACTTTAGCGATATTAATTTTAACATTAAAATCTTTTAATTCTGATAATAATACATCTTCAATTTCTTGATTATTTTTTCCTATATTTTCCATAACACAAATATATAGATAAATATTTGTTAGGCAAAATTATTTTTTAGATTGGATAACCTCGTCTATAATACCGTATTTTAAAGCTTCTTCAGCTGATAACCACAAATCACGTTCAGCATCTTTAGCAACTTGTTTTGCGTTTTTACCACAATACCCACCAAGAAGTTCAAAAAGAATTTCATTAGTTTTTTCCCACTCTTTCATGGTAATACGTGCATCTTGGATATTACCCAAAGCACCACCACTTGATTGGTGTAACATTGTTTTTGAAAATCTTAACGAACTTCTCATTCCTTTGGTTCCAGCTCCTAACAATACGGAACCCATTGATGCTGCCATACCTGTATTAACCGTTGCGATTGGTGCTTTGATGTAAGACATTACGTCTACCATACTAAGACCTGACTTTACGGAACCACCAGGAGAATCAATGTGCATTGTAATTGTTTTTTTAGAATCTTGTTGGTCTAAGAAAAGTAATTGAGCTTGTACTACGGTTGACATTCTATCGTTAACAGGTCCAGCAACCCAAAGGATACGGTCCATCATTAAACGTGAGAAGATGTCAATCTGAGTTGCTCTCATTTCTCTTTCTTCCAATACATAAGGTGTCATACTACCTTGTACGTTTGGTATTTGAGACATAAAATTTTGGTAACTGTGTAAAGTGTTAGACCCAATACCTTGGTCTTTGATTGCAAATTTTTCGAATTCTGTCATTTGTGTATGAGTTTTATTTATACAATGATATTTATAATAAAATAAATTGTCAAAAAAATTATACAATGATTTTAACGGAACAGGATATAGAAAGAGCTTTAAATCAAGATTATCAAAACACCTTAAATGAATTGGTGGAATCTACTGATTTATTATTAAAAGGTAATAGAATGTTGGTTGAAAACCGGCTATCTGAACAAGAATATCAAGTACTACAAGAAGGTCTTTGGGAAAAGGTAAAATACGGTTTAGCTAAATTAGGTCGTTATAAAGCTGGAGGTAAAATTTTCGGTAAAGGTAAGATAGACCAAGAGGCTGGTGCTAAAATTCAATCCATTTTAGATAAAAAGGGTAATGAAGTTATTAAAAAACTTAATGATATAATTAAACAAGAAAACCCTGAATTTCCTAATAACAAAGAGGGTGAGAAGTTTTTAAAAACTGTGATAGAAATAGCTACGGTTTATGACTCAATTATTGAGGCAACAAAAAAGAACCCTAAAGAAGAAGGTTATTTACCAACAGATGCAGCTAATTCTATAATTGCTGATTTAGCAGAGTATGTAAAAAAATTCTTAGATGTTGATTTAGCGTCCGCTTATACAGTTATGGATTCTGAAGAAGAAAAAGATGGTAAAGAAGATAAAGAATTGTTAGCTGATGAAGTAGAAGATATTAACGAAGATGAAGCTGCTGATGTTAGAGCTAAGTTACAGGCAAAAAAAGGTGGTAAAGAATACGATACTAAAAGAATGGGTAAAGAAGGATTAAAATCCAATAAATTACCTATGACATTAGCCGGTGTAGGGGCATCATTAGGAGCCTTTTCTTGGTTAGTTAATACACAATGGTTTAGAAGTTTATTTGAAACAGTAACTCAAAACCCTTCTATTGAATATATTAAACAAACTGTTGAAACTAAATCTGATATTTTTGGTTCTATTAAACCGGGTCAAGGTATGACTCAATTAATGAACGAAATGAACGGTTTAGGATTAAGTCCTAAGTCATCTCCTGAAGATTTTTTAGCCGGCGTTAAACAGTTAGGTGGTGGAAATTTACAAGATGGTATTAATGCTTTAGCTCAAGACGGTGGTATTTTTAAAGACCCAAATGCAGCAAAAGAAGTTTTAACTGAAATTGCTAAAAACCCACACGGACATGGTGATAGTCTAGGAGAAATATTTCAAGATAAATGGGCAGGTACAGGCAAGTCAATGGGAGATGCTTTAGTTACCGTTCAAGGTGGTACACTAAAAGGTTTAATAGTTAAAACTATTGTTACTGCGGTACCAAAAATAATAATGAAAACTACTGTAAAAGTAGGTGCTGGTTACGCAATTGCTAAAGGTTTTGGGGCTGTTTTAGGACCAATAGGTATTGGTTTAGTAGCAGCTGGAGCCTTGGTTAAATTGATGAGGGTTAAAGGTCAAAAACAATCTAGAGCAAAAACACTTAATGATTTATTACAATCTTTACAACCGATTGAAGCAGGTGAATCTACTTTACCACCAGTATTACCAGATCCAAAACCAAACCCTGTTGGGGGTGGAGAAGGTGGTGGAAAGGTCAATAAAGAAACCCTTTTTAATGATTTAGCCGGATTCTTTAAGTTTACGTATAATAATAGAAAAATGGCTTCTCCTGATGTTTTTGGTGATAAAGAAGAATCAAGTAACCCTTGTAGTAAATTTACAAAAGGTCAAAAAGTAAAAACAAAGACTGGTAAAACTGTTGAGGTTATTGCAAATAGTATAGAAGATAGTACTATAGAAAAAGGTCAAATTAAAGTTAAAAGAGAAGATGGTGGCACTTACGCTGTAAGATGTACCCAACTTTCTGAATCAATGATTAACAAAGGTAAATTAATAAACGAAATGTCAAACAACAATTTAATTTCTGAAGGTAAATTTATAAAAGACCCAGAAGTAATAAAAATTTTAAAACAAAAATCTGGGATCGACCAAAATAAACTTAAATTCTTTGAGGGCTTTATGACTCGTGTCGAAATTATCAGAAACAAAGTTAAAAAAATGGATAATACGGGTGATAATGTAATTGATAAGTATATTCAAAAACTTAAAGCCAATCCAATAATGAAAACTGATTTTACCAATACTTTTAATGTTAACCCAAAAAAACCTGAAAGCGTTGAGAAGATGGGTAAGTTTATAAACTCTTTTATTGAAGTTATATACAAAGGTAATTTTAGAGGTAAAACCTTTAAAGATGCCGGCGGTATGGTTAATAAAATGGGAACTTTAGGTGGTGGAAATATAAATAAACCTATGGGTGAATCTTATATTGTAGAAGAAGATAATGTTGAGCGTAAACCTGGACTTAAACAAAATACTATTCAATTTATAGTAGATGTTATGGGATTATTCCAATACATGTATAAACTTAAAAAAGAAGGTAAATTAGGCGGTAAGTCTGATACTAAAACTGTAGAGAAAAAAGCACCAGGTAGTTCAAAAGAAAAAAAACCAACTGAAAAACCTGAAGTTAAACAAGAATCTATTCAAAAACCTGAAAATAAATTTTTAAAAGAAGAAGTTAAACGTATTTTAACTTTAATGAATAAGATTTAAATAAAAAATAAAATTATAGCATATTTATAATAAAAGATAACAACTTAAAAAAACAAAAATATTATGGCAGATTTATTAATGAGGATGCCGATTCCTTACGAACCGAAAAAACAAAATAGATTTATCCTTAGATTCCCTTCACCATTAGGAATTCAAGAATGGTTTGTGAAATCTTCATCAAGACCAAAAATTTCTCAAGAAGAAACTGAGATTCAATTCTTAAATACTTCAACATGGGTAATTGGTCGTTTTACTTGGGATACTATTGACGTTACATTCCGTGACCCAATTGGTCCTTCAGCGGCACAAGCTTTAATGGAGTGGGTACGTCTTCACTCTGAATCTGTAACAGGTCGTCAAGGTTACGCAGCAGGTTATAAGAAAGATATTGAATTAGAATTACTTGACCCAACAGGTGTTGTAATTGAAAAATGGATTCTTCAAGGTACAATGTTAACAAACGTTGACTTTGGTTCATTAGATTATTCATCTTCTGATATTGCTGAGATTACCGGAACTTTACGTTTTGACCGCGCTATCCACGTATTTTAGCATTCCTTTATCAAATACGAACTTTGTCCTCCTTGTGTATATTTATTATATATAAGGAGGATTTTTTATGCAATATATCTGTAAAGAATGTAATTTAGAATTTAAAAGTTTATGGGGATTGTCTTCCCATAATGTTCAAAAACACAAATTAAAACCTGAAGATTTATACATAGAGTATGAGTTAAAAGGTCAAAAACCAACATGTGCTTGTGGTTGTGGAGAAACACCAAATTTTTTAGGAATCAAAAAAGGTTTTGTAAAATATATATTAGGTCATGCCTCTCGTATAAATAACAATTGGGGTCATAATATTGAAGCTAATAAAAAATCACATCAAACCCAAAAAAAACTTTATGAAAGCGGTGAGTTAAAAATATGGAATAAGGGTTTAACAAAAGAACAAGATAAAAGGTTAAATTATGGTGAAAAAATATCATCCAACAAAGAACGTTCTGAAAAAATATCTAAAACTTTAAAAGGTAAAAAACGACCAAAAGAAGTTTTAGAAAAATTAAATGAAGGTATGTTAAACTATTGGTCCAAAGATGAAAACAGAGAAAAAAAATCACATGAACGTATGGTTTGGATGAGTGAGAATGATTTTACCGTAAAATCAAAATTAGAAGAAAAATTTTTAAACCTAATTCCTCCCAATGTAGAATATGTTAGACAGTACTATGTAAGGGAGATAAAGGCTTATTACGATTTCTATATACCCAAACATAATATTTTAATAGAAGTTGATGGTGATTTTTGGCACTGTAATCCTAATGGTAAACACCCAAAACCTGTATATGAATCACAATTTAAAAATATAGAAAAGGATAAAATTAAAACTGATTGGTGTGTTAAAAATAACATCCCGCTTTTAAGATTTTGGGAAAAAGATATAAATGATTCAATTGATTCTGTAAAATCCAAATTATCTGAATATTTATAATAAAATGAAAAACCTTATCCGTAAAATATTAAAAGAATCCGAATGGTTTGAAGAACCTAACTTTCAAAAAAAGTTAAAAGGATATGTAATCGTTATAAAATCAGGAGCCACTGGTGCCAAATTTTTTGTTGGTCAAGATGATAATGATGAGTTATTGTTAAATGGTTTTGTTAACGATATTTTTGAAAAAAGTGACGAGGGTGAAATCCCAAAAATAATAAATAAAAAAGGAGATTTAAAAAAAATAATTTCAAGTTTAAAAAAAAATAGACCTTATCACATTTTTGGTGATGAGTATGAAATTGTAAAAGTATAAAATGAAAAACCTTATCCGTAAAATATTAAAAGAAGAACAAGACGAGTTTGAATGGGCTCGTGGTTTTGACACCAAAGATGTTGAAAAACAAATTCGTAAAAAGTTTAATGCTGCTGAATATGAGTATTCTTTTGAAGGTGAACAACTATATGATATGTTGGTTGAGGCAGGTATTAAAGATATTGATAAGTTACAAGAAATTGGTGAGCTTATTTATGATGAAGCTAGCAGTCTTTATGAAAGGGGTGTTGATTCAGGTCGTGATTCTTGTGATTGTGATGGGTGTTGTGATGATTATGTTTATTATGAAGAGGCGGATAGGGAAAAAGAAGAAGCACGTGAAGAAGGTCGAGAAGAAGGTAGAGAAGAAGGTAGAGAGTCAGCTCAAGAGGAAATAGAAACATTAAAATCACGTATAGAAGAATTAGAAAGTCAGTTAAATGAAACCGTTAATAAAAAAAATACTAAGAGAATCTGATTGGTTGGATGATTTATCTAATCAGTTTAGTGGTGTAGATTTACCATTTGAGGTTGCGTTAAACCCAATAAATAGACCAGCAAAATCAAATCTTTTTGTTATGAAAACTAGTTGGGACTACAGTGATGCTTATCTTAGAGAAGAATTTGTTTTTAATATGGAAAACCCAAGGTCTTTTGAAACCTTTGTTAATGTTTGTAAATTTTATTTGGTTTTATTAGACAATCGTGATTATAGTAGATGGAAAGATGTGTCAGCATTAGCTAAAAGTACTGGTTTGGCTTTAGGTTCTTTTGATGATGAAGAGGCTTACGGTACACCAAAAGATATGTCCGATTTTATCTTTGGTTCTGATTATCCCGCTCATCTTGAAAATGTTGAAATCTCTTATTTTGATAAGGGTGGTGTTGAATACGGTGTTAGGTTAAAAGAACCTAATTAACAAAAAAGGGACCGTTAAGTCCCCCTTTATTTTACCAATCATAATCCTCATCCCACTCATTCCAACTTCTACTGTAATAATCATCTTTTTTACGGTCTGAATAAACATACTCACCACTATTAAAAATATCGTTCTCATCTTCATCATCTTCAATCAAAAGTGTTTTTACTTCTTTTGTTTTAGTTTTAGAACTACCACTCCAATAAGTACTTAAATTATTGTAATTTTTATCTTCTTTTGGGTTTTCGTATTTGTTTTCACCCAATTCTTCAACAAGTTTTAAACCAAGTTCATAACCGTTTTGAACATCGTCAACAATAACATATTCATTATCTGTATGATAACGATAATACCCAGCCGCCAAGTTTAAACAAGCAATATTAAATTTTTCCATGATTTGCCAAACATCGGTGTATGGATGGTATGCCCAATCAACAATACCATGTTCTTTAATTAAACCTG